GTTGACCTCGCCGCGGTGGTTCTCGAAGGGGAACAGTCGTTGCGGGCGAGTGAAAGGCCGTTTCGAGGTGTTGGCTTCTAGCAGGTGGTAAGGCAAGCGAATTCTGAACCGAAGTTGTTGAAAGCTCGTGAGAGCCGTCATCCCCAACTTACAGGCGATGACTAGAATAATTTCGGAACCGAGTCAAGTCCTAGACATCTCCACCCCAGTTTTCTTTGATGAATTTTCTCAAAATCTTCGAGGATTCCTGGTGGATTCGGGCTCTAAGGGCGGACCCTTTCACATTATTTATGGTGTCTAAGGATGGAAAGACCTGTGATAGCTTCTCTACATGCTTAGATCAGTCAGTTCGATGTTCTTGGACTGTCTTGTCAAAGCTGTATTGAGCTGTCCAAACTTCCTTCATATCCTTATCTTTTTGCATAAGGACGTCAAGGAGGGGATGGACCATACCATATTCATCATCACTACTGTAGTCGGGGTGGGAAGCGTATTCTCTTTCCATCGCTCAAAATTGTTCCTTTACCCTTTGGGTATTGGTATAGTTTTCTGCGATAAGTTTAGTGATCATGTTGGTAGCCACTTCTTTAAAAGCATACCCCAACTTTTGTTGGGCCTGCCTTATCGAAGTAGTGCATCTTAAATGGAAGTGTTTCAACCCGAAAGGGATGTCACCTCCGTTCTCGACTCACCTCGCTACTGACATGACCTGTAAGGTTCTCCAGAGGTCATTTGATGGACCATAAGATTTATCTTTATGGACACCGAATGTCTCAAAGAACTTACTAAACAAGAATACCGGGTTCCCGTTGAGGACTCAGGACTGAAATCAGGATTTTGCGAAAGCATTATCCATGGCAACACTCATGAGGGCAACGTCCCCGCGCGACTGTAATACAGCTCCTAGAGGGAAAGGTGAAATCTCTGTTCCTTTATAGAAGAAACGTTTGGCGAATTCAAATAAATCCTTGGATTTAAATGTTTTAGCCTCATTTATCTCTATTAAGAACATAG